GACTGCACACGCACCAAGCCTTCAGGCTGCACGTTGATCAGATCAATGCAATAGCTCGCATACAGGGCATCCAGCATCGCAATCACATGCGTTGACAGCTCAGAGCCCTCGTAAAGGCGCACGATTCGCGTAGCCTCTACCAGTTCTTTGTGGGTGGTGACTTCTTTGTCAACCATCGATGGCCTGCGTCTCAAGGACGTTGTTGATGTATTTGAAAGTCAATCCCTTGGCAGATTTGCCTTTGCCAGACAGCACTTGGTGCAAATGCCCAACATTGATTCCAAACTCTTTTGCTGCTGCGCTCATGTTTCGGTATATAGCTCCAGTCTGTAGGCAGACAAATGGCTTCGTTCCATGAGAGGATGCAGATTTATCTCTAGCCTCTTGGCTTTCAAAATGCTTTATTGCCCTGGCTGAGTTAAGCGCCCTAGCCTCTGGAGTTGAGTGGTAAGCCTTAGAGGAGGCTTTTAATCGCTCTTTTACGCCGGGTCGATTGGCAATCTCTTGCGCAATTGCTCTGCGCTTTGATCTGTATTCTGAGGTTCTCATGGTGGCAGACCGCCGCTCTATTGCCAACTTCATCACTTCAGGGTCGCTCAACCTAGCTCTATTCATTTTTTCAATATGCTGCTTTCCGACCTCTGTTGCAAAGAATGCTTTGCGTGAATCTGAATTTTTCTTGTTTTGCTCCTCAGAAAAAACAAATCCAGATGGGCCGTCTCCGCCATCGGTTAAATTCGTAAGGACTACGCCTTTATCCCGTAACTCTGCAATAAGTCGCTTCTCCTCAGAAAAGGCATCTGATTCGCATAATCCACTTTTGGTAATGGCGATCTCATAACCATGTTTTGCCACAATCCTCCTCCAATGAGGGTTTCTGTTTTTATGTGACCAAGCCCTACGGTCCTTACCTTTTCCAACATAGAACACTTGCCCTGTGTCATTCCTGGTGTGTTGATACACGTAAAAGCTTGTCATTCGATTTCCGGAGTTTCAATTCCCGCATGCAATCCAACTTGACCAGTTTCTGGCCGCATCGCCTGCGGAGATTGCATTTGAGGAAGTGGCCCATGCTGGACTGGAGGTCCGCCAATCTGGGAAATACTCGGATTCGGCGTTGCATCTTCAAACCCAGAGCTTTTGAGAATTTCATCTGCTGCTGGAGCAATATGGGGACTTGTTACAGCCACGCCGCCAGCCTGCATACTGGCAAACACGCTCGCCACCTTGGATTCAGTCACCTTAGCCAGGACCATCTCAACTTCAGCGCTGGCTTTTGCAGCCTGGGCGGTCAACAATGCCACTTTCTGCTGCAATTCAGCCATCATGAGCTGCTGCTGAGCCTGTTGGAGCTGCTGTTGCTGCGCTACGGCCTCGTTATTTGTCTCGGCCAGCACTTCCTCTTCAGTTTTGATCACATCTGACAGCTCATGGGCTTCGGCACGCTGCCTCAACAGCTTGTCGCGCTTGATAAATGGCGCATCCATTGGGTTTGCAACCATCGCACTGAAGGCATCCAGCTGCTGGGCGCGGATTTCACGGGCTACCAAGCTCGATGAACCCCTGGCCTTAACGTCAAAGTCGCCCTTGATGGAGTTATCAGGGTGAAACTGCATGTTCCAGCGGTACAGCGCCTTGATAAACGGGGTCGTTACGCCATCATCCCAGTTGCCAATCAGATCCTTGATCATGATGTTGGCAGCACCCATCAGCATTGACATGCCTGAAGCAGTCCCGGCAGCACCCTGGCTGACGTTTTCTCCAGTCATGTACCTTGGAACGGCTGACACCTCATCGATATTCATCTCGAAGCGGTCAGCAAGTCCAGCCAATTCACCAAGGTTGGACGGAATCTGAATAGCCTTCACAGCAGGTGTTCCAGGAGCTGTTGAGTTCCTGAGATAAACCTTCCAAGGTGATGCCTCGGTTGAGTTATCCATGCCAGACAGCAGGCTTGTCGTCACCTCCATCATGGGGCCACTGGTGATTGCAGCGTTGTCCAGCATCAGCCGGGTCGATGCATTCAGCATGGTCTGGTCGTCGCGCAGAATCGTTGACAGGCCATCACCAAAGATCGATGTCTCATCCTTGTCAAGGTAGTACAAGTGGTAAGGCCACGTCACGCCGTTGATCGGCTGCAAGACGGCCTTGATCACTTCGCCATTGGGAAGCATCCACACATTGGCAAAGAAGCTCTCATGCAGCCTGTCTTCAGAGCACTCGACGCCAATCGACTTCAGCTCTTCGCCAGTCAACCAGCCCCAGCGCTCCAGCACCTCATACTTGCCATCGCTTGCGCCCTGGTTGGCAATGCGCTCGCCAATGATCTTCAGCTCGTTGTCGATGTACTTGATCGTCACCTGACCTTCTGGTGATCCCTTCAGATAGGTCAAGATAGCCCCACGATTGAATGACTTGCGCTCAGCAAGCTCAGACAGATCGGAGCGTGTCATCAGGTGGCGCTCATAGACATAGCGGCACTTGGAAAGCTCTTCAGCGCCCATGTCAGGATAGAAGCGCCACACCGGCACGTAGTCGATGAATGGGACCACGTAGGACTCAGACTTCTCAATCCACTTGCCATTCTCATTGACGAACGTCGAGCGAACCCGACGCTCAACCAATGGGCCTTTGATGATCCCAGTGCCAAACAAGTGGCCTGAGTGAATCGCCATCTTGCAGATCTTCTTGTAGGCGACTTCCGTTAACTGATCGTCCACCACGGTTGCCATCTTCTTGGCGGCTACCTTGCAGAGCTTGATCAGCTCTTGGTTGATCATCTCCTTGGTCACCGTTGGGCGAGGAATGCTGCGAGGGTCTTGGCCTTGCTGCGCTGCCTGCTGTGCTTGCATTTGGTACTGCTGCATCATCATCTGCTGCAAGCCTGCAATCACGGTGTCGCGAGTCTCTTTGGGCACGCTTGGCAGAGGCGTAGAGTCGATCTCGTAGTTCTTTTCATTGCCAGACGGGAACAGCAAATCCTCAACGCGAGAATCAACCGTCTTGATCTTGACCCGGGTCTTGCGCACAAAGGCACGCGAACGAATCTCACCAATGGCATCCAGCACTTCAGGGTCATACTGACCACGGTACTGACGCAAGTCCTTCAGCCAGCGCTCTTCGGTCGGTCGGCGGTCACTCTCGGCCTTGGCGAACTCAGCCAGCAGACGAGCGCCCAAAGCCCCAAGGACCACATGGCCCTGATCAGCATAAGCATCACGGGCTGCTAGCGCGTACTGAAGGTCTTGGCTCATTGGCCTGCTGCCACTCGCTTCATGAATCTATGAGCGCGGTCCAAGATGGATTCCTCTTGAGGCATCTTCTTAGCGCCAGCAATGATCTTCTCATTGAGAGCAGCGTCTTGTGCACGCAGGCGAGACATGATCCCAGGACGAGATGCCAAAGGGCTACCATCAGCAGGCAGCTTGGCCTTGTCTTCCATAGGCGCTTCAGCCTGTGATGCAGGCGATGGCATCATTGCTGTGACTGCCGGTTGCCGCGTGATCGTTTTTGGCACCGGTTGAGTGGCTTTCTTTGTGCTTGCCTGCTCTTTGATCGGTGTTTGATCTGGCTTAGGCGACCGCTCGGCGACTTTCTCGGCGACAGACGCATCACCCTGCTCCATCAGCTTGACTGATTCAGCAGCAAACTCTTCCCGTGGAGCGACTGTCGGATTCACCGGCTTCGATGGCTCAGGTGTTTCAGCTGGCTTACTCTCATTGCGCCTGCTTTCTCTGGTCTTCTCGGACTCAATCTCTCGAGCCATGCGATCTTTCTTGCCAGCACCCCAACGGTTATAAGCGCTCTTCGGGTCATCCTTGGACGCCTGACTGTCGTCATCAATGTTCCCGGCCTTCAGACGCTCCCAGAAACTGACGTGCTCAGTGTCCTCGGGCTTTGGCGGGTTGTCGCTCTTGTTGATGTCATCAGACGCTGCCTTGAACTTATCGATCATGAGGCCGTGGTTTGACTCTTCGTTGTCCATGATTGGTCCTGGTTGTCACTTGTAACGGTTACAAGTGAGGATTTGGTTTGCACTCAAAAGAAGGGGGTTCCCTCTTCTTAGTAGCCAGCGCTTGTTGCGGCGGCTTTTGGCTTTCTGTAGGGAGAGAAAGGCTCCACCTTGTGTGATACAGGCTCTGCGAAAGTCAAACTCAACGCATCACCAAAATCTGGTGATCTGACGCCACGGCGCTTCATGTCGTCCTTCTTCTCCAGCAGCTTTCGCCCATTGCTGGACACTTTGGGCTGAGGCGAAGTCAAATCACTGATCAGTGCTGAGTTATTCGGTATGCGACAAGGCTGGTCATCGAACCACTCTTTCATGGTCCACCACATCTCCGCTCGCTTGTTGTCATAGCGCTCAGCATCATTCGCCCGGGTGGCGTTATTGACACCCATCACATTGATGCCCAGCTCAGTCAACCGGTCAAACACACCCGCACCCAAGCCACCCTTGTCAACAAAGATCATGTCGGGTTGCATGTCGCGGTTGTACTCAGCCAGCTTGCCAGCGATCTGCATCGTGTTTAAGCCGTTGTGAGATTCGACCCTGAAGCAAACCCGGCCACGCCTGAACGCAATAGCGGTTCTGTCGGCATCATTGACGCCATCGCCTGCCGGGTCGCATCCAATGACCAATGGGGCGGAAAGATCTCTGTACTCGCTTGACACCGCCTCCATCACTGACGCTGGGCTAATCAGCGGGTTAAACGAGCTGGTGACAAACGCATCAGCCGCACAGCATGGAAACTCTTGGTTGAACAGCCAGTCATAACCATCACCATAGCTGCTGATCTTGTTTCTACGCCATTGCAACTGACCATCAGTCAGGCCGTAAACCTCAACCAGCTTGCGCTCTTCGTCAGACTTCTCAAAATCAGACTTCAGCTCTGCGCTGTATTCATCAGACCAGTACCACGGCACAAAGATCTGAATGAAATCACCCTGACCAGACTCCGCTGCTTGCCAGAGCTGATGAAAACTGTTGCCAATCCCGTTGGCCGTTGACTCAATCACAAACTCTGAGCCATCCACATCGCCAATGGTGTTACCCAGGCCAGCCAAATGCTGTTGCGGATTGCGCCAGAACCCATACTCTGATGCGTGAATCAACTGCGCAGTGTTACCACGGCCAACATCGTCAGTTCCAGCCGTGGCAAGTTTGTAGCCTGCATCGATGGCACTGAATATCAGCTCTTTGGCGTTCGATGCCCTAGTGCTTGGTGCGAGCGGGTTATGCGCCTGATAACGCTTCACCATCTCAAACAGATTGGTTGTTGCCTTATCCTCGTGCGCCACGATGAACGCACTGCGAGCCCACATCGAAACCTGATGGTAGAACCTCGCTCCAATGAGCGTTGACAACCCTTGCTGCCTGCCTTTAAGGATCAGCGCCCTGACTTTGCCTGTTTTTTGCTTCTGACTCTCAAGCATGTCATGCACATGCTGTTGCGCCCGATTCATCATGAACGGCACAACCTTGCCCTCTTTGTTCTTGATCCTCAAGCAATGCAGGGCGAAGACTTCAAAGTTCTCTCGCACCCTGCGAATGGCAATCTCTCGCTCGTCGTCTGTCATTCTGTAGCTGCGTTGATCTTTGCCAACAAAGCATCAAGGTTCGACTGGTTGCGATCACCCTCTGCATCAAGCTTCAATATCTTGCGCTGCATTGGGATGTAAACGCCATGTGATGCTGCAATGTCCTTGGAAAGCTTCACGCGCCCAGCAAGGCTGATGATGTAGCGATACAACTCATTGTCCTTATCAGCTCGCTGAGGTGTGCTTGTGTCCATCGCATCACCTAAAGCAATCAATCGCTCTCGGAACTCAGGCTCACCCAATTCAGCTACTTCACCAAGCTGCGACCTTGACACACTCAGCGCCAGCAGAACATCCTTGCGGTTGATCAGATCTGCTTGAGCCACGATCTCTGCATTGGCTTCAACTACCTGACGCTCGGTAACCACATCGTTCGTGGATTCGGCTCTGGATACCAACGCCTTGGATACCTTGGATTCTGCGGCTGCTTTTATCTTGGCACTCAAGTCTCTCGGCCAATCCTCTTGCTTTGCTCTCTTATTTATAGCACCATGAGTGATGCCGTGTTCTGAAGCAATCTGTCTCAGGGTTTTGATGCCAGCCCGGTACTCTCGTTCAATTGCACGCCAATCTGGCGGCTTCTTGCTGCTGTTACCGTCTTCACTCATCACAACCCCTTGGTATCCTCCGCTTGGAGATTAAAACGACTGAAGCCCCAGGCAATGACGCTTTGGGGCTTCGAGATTTGGCGGCTCAAATTTGAGCTGCGAGATTTGTGCCCCAGACTTTCGTCTACCGGTACAAGCGGCTGGTCG